ACCAAAATGGATGCAGCAAGGTATTGAGGAATGGAATAAAGGTAATATTACTTTAGAGAATGGTTGTAAGATCTATGCAGGTACTACAACATCTTCTGCTATTCGTGGTAAATCTATTTCTTTTCTATATCTTGATGAGGTTGCGTTTATTGAAGGATTTAATGAATTCTTTGCTTCAGTATATCCAACGATATCATCAGGTAAAAGTACAAAATTATTAATGACTTCTACTCCAAACGGTTTAAACCATTTCTGGAAAACATGTAAAGGTGCTAAAGAAGGTACCAACGGTTATGAATATGTTGAAGTTATGTGGTACGACGTTCCTGGTAGAGATGAACAGTGGAGAGACGAAACTCTCGAAGCATTAGATTTTGACCAAGAAAAGTTTGAACAAGAATACTGTTGTCAGTTCTTAGGAAGCTCAGGTACACTAATAAGCGGTGCCAAACTCAAAGAACTTTCACCTTCTCAGCCAATTCATGAGGCAGAGAACATAACACAATACGAGGCTCCTAATATGGAACGTTCGTATGTTATGGTAGTTGATGTATCGAGAGGTAAAGGACTCGATTATTCAGCATTTAATATAGTTGATACGACGGAAATGCCATACAAACAAGTATGTGTCTTTAAGGATAACATGATAAGTCCAGTAGACTTTGCCTCCGTTATATATAGAATAGGGCTGATGTACAATGAGAGTGCAGTGTTAATTGAAATTAACGATATTGGCGAACAAGTTGCTGATATACTCTTTATGGATTACGGCTATGAAAATCTTCTCTTCACAGAAAACCACGGCCGAGCAGGCAAACAGGTTTCTAATTTTGGAGGAAAGAGATCAGATCATGGGATACGAACAACCAAAAGTGTAAAGTCAAAAGGTTGTTCTATATTGAAATTATTAATTGAGCAAAATCAGTTAATACTACAGGATTATAATACAATACAGGAGTTATCGCGGTTTAGTAAAAGAGGCAATTCTTACGAAGCAGAGTCAGGTCATCATGATGATTTGGTAATGACCTTAGTACTGTTTGCATGGTTATCTGACCAAAGGTTCTTCAGAGAACTTACAGATATCAATACTCTAGCACAACTAAAAGAAAAAACAGAAGAACAGCTTGACGAAGAATTATTGCCTTTCGGCTTTATAGATACAGGAGATCCAATTGCGGATGAGCAAGGATGGATTGAATATAAGCCTGAGTCAGGATGGTAGATATAGAAACTTTTATAAATAAAACTGTGATAACTATTAATTAGTAACAAAAGATTTAATTAGATAATATTAAAGGAGAATAATATGGCTTTTTCCGTAAGTCCTTCCGTAATTGTTCGAGAGGTGGACGCATCAGCATCGGTACCTGCCATCGCAACACCACCTGCAGCATTAGCTGGCGTGTTTAGATGGGGTCCTGTAGGTGAAGCAGTACTTGTTTCTTCAGAGAATGAATTGGTTTCAAGGTTCGGTACACCCGATGATGATAACTATGAAACATTCTTTGTAGCAGCAGATTATCTTTCATATGCAAATGCCCTTTGGGTAGCACGTGCCGATAATGGCGCTTTAACAGCTTCAAGCTCAGATACATCAGATGCAAATACTTCACTGCATACGTTCGGTTCGTTTGACGCTTTATACCCAGGAGCATTAGGTAATTCATTAGAAGTAGCATATAGTAAAGGTTCAGATTTTGAAAGTGTACTTGCTGTAACTGGAGAAGGAAGTGAGATACCTTCAACTAGAATTACTGGCGCTAACTCAGAGATACAAAACACCGCTCAGACAATTGAATTTAACTCAAGTAATACAACTTTCGAAGTATTGCCTGCCAACAGAATAGAAAGTGTTTCAACAGGTGACATCTTCGTAATCGGTAACGATTCCGTAGGTTATCAAGAATTAACTGTAAGTACTATCTCAGAAGAAATGAGAGATTCAGTTGGTGATATAACATCAGATGTAAATACATTAACTGCTTACAGCTACGATTTAGTGTTTGATAACAACTACTTGTTAGCACAATCCGATCTAAGCGAACTTAGCATTACAAGAAAGTGGGCATACTCTGCACTGTTTGGTGGTAAAAAGGCAGCTGCTGATAACTACCATATTGCAGTGTTAGACGAAGATGGTTCGATTACAGGTACTAAAGGTGCCGCTGTTGAAATATACAGTGATCTATCAACTTCACCAACGGCAAAACTGGCAAGTGGTAAAACAAATTACTATAAAGAAGTAATTGCTCAAGAGTCAGGCTGGGTCAAGGTTGCTAACACAACGCATTTTGAAGCTCAAACTTCTCAATACGAAAGTTTAGCATTAGGATCTGACGGCAGAACAGAATCAGCGGCAACGTTGGCTGATCTTGCTGGAGCTTACGATTTATTCAAAGGTTCAAATGAAATTGACGTTTCATTCGTTCTAGGTGGTAAATCAGACGATGCTGGTAACGTAGGTACATATCTGATCTCAAATATTGCAGAATATAGAAAAGATTGTATTGCGTTTATCTCGCCTGCTAAATCAGATGTTGTTGATGAAAGTAAAACAGAAACTAAATTGTCAAATACAATTGCGTTTAGAAACTCTTTACCATCATCTTCATATTCAGTAATTGATTCTGGTTACAAATACAGATACGACAGATATAACGATGTATATAGATACACTCCACTTAACGGTGATATGGCAGGACTTGCTTCAAGAGTTGAACCTTTTGAAAGTCCAGCAGGATTCCGTAAAGGTGTAATTAAGAACGTTGTAAAACTTGCTTTCAATCCTAATAAGGCTCAGAGAGATCAGTTATACAGTAACGAAGTTAATCCAGTTATGTCACAAGTAGGTCAAGGAATTGTTCTATTCGGTGATAAGACAGGGTTTGGTCAAAACAGCGCGTTTGATAGCTTGAACGTACGAAGATTGTTTATTGCTGTAGAGAAGGCGATCGCAAATGCTGCGGAATCATTCCTCTTCGAATTGAATGACGAGTTTACTCAAGCTCAATTCAAAGGAATCGTAGAACCATTCTTAAGAGACATCCAAGGCAAACGAGGAATTGTTGACTTCAGAGTAGTATCTGATGAAACAGTAAATACACCGTCAGTAATTGACTCAGGTAAATTCAGAGCTAATATCTTTATTAAGCCTGCACGTTCAATCAATGTGATTGAGCTAACCTTTGTTGCTACAAGATCCGGTGTTGAATTTGAAGAGATTGTTGGTTCGCTCTAACAGTATAAATAATTTTTAAATAAAGGAGAATAAGAATGGCGTTTAATATAAATGAGTTCAAATCCCAGTTAACTGGCGGTGGTGCTCGTGCTAATCTGTTCCAAGTGCAAATCTTAAACCCTGTTGATCCGAGCGCAGACTTTAAATCGCCTTTCATGATTAAGACAGCTGGACTTCCTGCCTCAACGGTAGGTTCGTTCTCTGTTCCATATTTTGGAAGACAGATTAATTACGCTGGTGACAGAACATTTGCTGATTGGACAGTAACAATAATTAACGATGAGGATTTCTTAGTACGTAACTCAATGGAAGCTTGGTTAAATGCAATCAACTCTCATGATAGTAACACTAGAGCTTTACCTCAGGATTATAAATCAAACGCGTTAATCACGCAGTACAGTAAAAATGGTGATGCATTACGTACATATGTATTTGAAGGTTTATATCCAACAACTGCAGATCAGATTGCTATGGATTGGGGTACAAACGACCAGATACAGGACTTCGGTGTAACCTTCGCCTACGACATGTGGAGAGTAGAAGGAAATACTGGAATTCCAACTACATAATTATTATAGGATGATATTTTGAAAATTTTTGGCTTTGATATAAAGAGGGCAGAAGAGGAGACTACCTTACCAGTTAGTTTCGCTGAACCCTCTAACGATGATGGAGCGATTACCGTTGGTAATGCGCTTGGTGGATTTTATAATACGATCTTGGATATGGAAGGTTCTGCTAAAACAGAATCTGACCTAATTACCAAGTATCGTTCAATGGCAATGCAGCCTGAGATATCTCAAGCTGTTGATGACATCATTAACGAAGCCATTAGTGTTGATACAAATGATAGAGTTGTTGATATCTCATTAGGAGAAACAGATCTATCAGATAAAGTAAAGAAAACGATTGTAAAAGAGTTTGACCAAATACTTGCTTTATTTGATTTTACAAACAACTCATATGATATGTTTCAAAAGTTTTATGTAGACGGTAGACTGAATTATCATATTATTATTGATCCTGAAGATGTTAAGAAAGGTGTAATAGAATTAAGATATGTTGATCCTCGTAAATTAAAGTTAATACGAGAAGTTGATAAAAAGCAGAAGGATAAGCATTCAGGCATTCCTGTAAAGAAAGTTAAGAATGAATACTATATGTATTCAGAAACAGGGTTTCAGAATAGTTCAGCTGGTGCAGGTAGTTCTCCATCCGCTAGTACATCAGGAATTAAAGTTGCCAAGGATGCAATTGCTAGAGTTACATCTGGATTGATGAATGAGAATAATAGTTTAGTACTATCTCATTTGCATCCAGCAAGTAAAGCTTTAAATCAGTTAAGAATGTTAGAAGATGCTGTTGTAATCTATAGAATTTCAAGAGCGCCTGAACGAAGAATATTTTATGTTGATGTTGGAAACCTTCCAAAGCAAAAAGCAGAACAATATCTTCGTAGTATTATGAATCGTTATAGAACTAAAATGGTTTATGATCCATCCACAGGTGAAACGAGAGATGATCGAAATCATATGCATATGCTTGAAGATTATTGGCTACCAAGACGAGAAGGTGGTAGAGGAACAGAAATTACCACACTGGATGGTGGACAAAACCTCGGTGAAATGGAAGATGTAGATTATCTTCTAAAGAAGGTATACCGATCTCTAAATGTACCAGTGAGTAGAATGGAACCAGAAAATGGTTTCAATATGGGAAGAAGTGCAGAGATCACAAGAGATGAAGTTAAGTTCTTTAAGTTCATAGAAAAATTAAGAACGAGATTCACAGAACTATTTCTTAATCTTTTAAGAACTCAATTAATTCTTAAAGGTGTTATGTCAGAAGATGATTGGAATAATATCTCTCCCGACATTCAATTCATATTCAATCAAGACTCACATTTTAGCGAATTAAAGCATTCAGAAATCTTAAAAGAAAGATTAGATATATTA